ATGCATCCAGCATTGTTGACTTGCCAGCTCCGTTATGACCTACAATTAACGTAGATTTTGTTTTACGAAAATCAATCTCAGTCCAATTATTACCAGTTGATAAAAAATTACGCCATTTAAGTGTTTTAAATACAATACTCATGCAATCTCAAGTGCCTGTGCTTCTGTGAGAAGTGTTCTCATATTCAATTTAATACGATCTTTATCAAGATCAGTATATCCAAGATAACGTATATTACCACGTTCTGATTTTGTATGAAAATGTCCAGAAATGACTTGCTCAAACCGAGAAAAAATGCGTGGATCTAATCCAGCATGGGCTGGCATACCTTTCATCACATCATAACCCATAATTTCAAAGTGGCCCGCGATCCAACTTGCTTTGCATTTTTCAAGAAATTTCATGCAGCGATCTGCGTTATCATTACAAAGCCATGGGACTAGTCCAATTTTAAATCCATCATAGTCTACAACTGTAGGATCCATATGAATAGTCACCTCACCCATGTAGTGACCTAGTAATTCTTTTAATGAGTTAAGTTCATTTGTATTCTTATAGAACGTGTCATGGTTGCCAGGAATTACATCCATATGCATTCCATATTCACGAAGTTTTGCAAGAAAAGTTTTACGATAGCGATGTAGTGACTTAAAGTTAATAAACTTACGGTTATCAAATACATCACCAAGGTGAAGAATCTTCTTTATATTATTCTCACGTAGGTACTTAAAAAATACTTCATTATAAAAAAGCTCAGCATTATCAGCAAATACATCAGAGCTATTACGAATACCACAATGAGTATCCCCGAGTATAGCGATTTTCATAATAAAGTTACCCTTTCATCTTTCTTAAGATAGTATTTTGATTTTCCAGTTGCTCTAGATAATTCGGCCCATCCATAATAGATTTGACCTTCGTATTCAAGTTTCTGTTGCTTTAGCCTAAGTGCTTCATGGGCAAGTTTAAGTTTTCTTCGTTGTTCGGCTAGAAAATATTCTTTGTTTTCTTCCTTCCACTTAGAATGGCCTTCTTGCATCTTTCGGCCGGCCTCTTTTCTATCTCTCTTTACCCATCCCTTTTTTGCTGTTAATGATGGATTTGGATTACCTCTACCTTCAGCATGCATCTTGCGTTGAATTTCACCCCCAGTGAATGGATTACCATTACGTTCAAATATGTCATCCATATTACCTTTGAACGGTGAGTCTTCCAATGTCTCAGGGACGAGGTTACACCATTCGTCTGTTTCCCAATAATTAGGATGTTCAGATTCAAACTGCTCTAGAAATGCTAAACCATCTTCTTTGCTATCATACCATTGGTACCATTCTAAAGAAATATTCTCTTTGGTTTTGCCGCCATACTTATCACAGTGATTATTCCAGTATTTACCGGACCCGAGATAAGAATTTATATCTTGGGTTGTGAAACCGATGTACTGCTTTTGAGAAGTGAGATTTTTGAAAATGTATATATACATTTGCTGATACTCCTTATTAAACGTATAGTATTAGAGTAGTTGGCACCGCCATGCGCGAACTACATTATTATTTATACATCTTTTTCACTTCCCGCAATGTTTTTCTTAATTTTATTTAAGAAAATCTCAGTCATCAGATTTTATAGTCCTCAAATTTTTAGGTTTATGAATTGGCATTCCCGCTCTATCAAACCACCGTTCATCATCAGTTACAAATACGTGTGATAAAAATTCATTTTCACTAAACTTTACACGAGTTTGTCTTTTATGTAGTTTTCCTTCATACGTTGTACCATCTTTTTGTACAAGCCGAAATGCATTTTTTCCACAAGCGCCACCACCATAAATGCGATCAATAAAAATAGGTTCACCCTCCTCATCATATCCTTGTATATTTGAGATAGTAATGTACATTAGAAAAAGTCCGATAGATCAGAATCAACTTTGATCTTACGTTTCTTATTTTTCTTTTTATATTCTTTAAATTTTGTGTCTGTTTCTTTGACTCGATCTATACGATCTTTGAGCTGATCAAGAAAAGATCCTATAGAAATTTCATTATCAGAAATTTCAGCGAACACTTCAAGACCCGATTCATTAATATATTTCAATTTAATATCATGCTGTTTCTTTTCATCTGCAATTCTACGAAGAAAAGCGTACCACGTAATCTGAGTAAAATAAGCAAAAGCATTTGGTTTACCAGTTCGAGTTGGTTTATCAATATCATAATTCTTGATTGCTTTGAGACAATTCTCTACAGCGTCCATCACCATCTCTTCCCGATATGTATATCGAATAAAGTTACCTTTGTAAGATAGGCCTTCTGCGATTCGGAGAATTGATCGAGCAATATAGTCTGTTACAATAGGAATTTCTTTTCCATCTTTTTCAGCTTTTCTTACACTCTTTACGTATTCTACCACTGCTTCTGAAAATTCTGAATTATTTACATAATGTGGATTCTTTTTTTTATTCATAATCAATCCTTAATACTTTAAATAAATTAGATATATTATACCATACGAAAAAAAAACTGTACACTATCATTTTTGGGGTTTACAACTAGCACAATCGGTGGTAAAATAAAGAGAGAGGTTTTTGGAGTGGATGGAATACTAGTGAATCTTGTTGTTCAGTTTGGCACATTGTGCATCTAATAAATCCTCTATTGAAATTTCATCACTATCATCAAAATTAATTTCATGTTCAGATTCCGGAATATCTTCTAAAAACTTTTTTAGCATTCCTTCATAATTATTTATGATGTCTTGATGTGGAAGTGCTTCTCCTACAATTAGATTAATATTTAAACTTACCATATTATTTTCAGAAACTTGATATATCATCCAGGGCCTAAGTGTATGAAACACATTTCCATCCGGACNTACAACTGACATAAGCTTNAGTGCATTACGTATAACAACTTCAGTATCCTCACTTTCAGGCTCAGGATAAGTCACAATTTGACAAATAATTTCTTCATCAGTAGCAAGTTTAAAATGTCTAACGTTGAGCATTTTATTCCTTTAAATCAATATTATAGTTTTTATAATTAAAATTTTGTTTTTGATAAATCTTAAAACGTTCAGCTCCATGAAGAAAGGCAAAATTATATCTTTGTTTATATGTTAAATCATCTACAATATCAAATAGTTTTGTGACAGATCCATCGTCACTTTTACGGAGTCCCCGGCCAATTGATTGTAGAACTCTGATTTGTGACTTAGATGGAGAAGCAAAAATAATATTATGAAGATTGCGAATATTAATACCAGTAGAAAAAGTTCCTAGACTCGCCACAATAATAGCATCTTTTTGCTTTTCAACAATAGCTCTAATAGCTTCTCTATCATCCGTATCAATACCTCCATGTACAAAGAAAACTTTTCTATTTTCTGCAGACCCGCTTCGAATTAAATCATATAATGGTGCACCATGCTTTTCTACGAGCTGAAAGAGAATAAGTGTATTCCCTTTTTGATCGAGAGCAAGATTTGATATAAATCGATTTCTTGCTTCATTCTTAACTATGTATTCAATTTCTTCTTGGTAAGTTTTCTTACTCCATTCTTTACGTATTTGCTCATCGTGTTTAAGATTCAAAATAAGAATATCAAGAGCAGCAAGCGTATTGTCATCTTGTAGTTTTTTAGTTGTAGTTACATCAAAGACTTTTCCAAATAAACCTTCAAGCACGAGCTTATGTGTCTGAGTCCCATCGAGTGTACCCGTGGCGCCAAAACGATATTCGGCGTTACCACACTTATTCATAATACTTGTAAGGGATTTTGATTTAAATCCGTGACACTCGTCACCAATTACACAGCCAAATTGTTCGAACCATTTACGTTGTAGTTTATATATTGACTGCCAAGTACTAATTACAATACCGCCACGAATGTTATCTTTGTCTTTACCAGAATAAATTCTGTGCACTGCATTTTCTACAAGCATACCATAATCTTTAAAATCATGATACATTTGTTCAACTAATGATGTAGTTGGTACAATAATTAAAACTTTTTTAGAACCATGGGCATCATTTAACATTCCAAGGTAGTATTTTGTAAGAAGATAAATGATTAGTGATTTACCAGATCCAGTTGGTGATACAAGCACGGCTCTCTTATCAGTCAGACCTTTATGAATTGCTTGAAACTGATAGTCTCTCACAGATATTGGTTTTCCTTTCGATTGAATGTTCTCATTTTGAATAAAGTTATAAAGTTGCTCGGGCTCAATTTTATTCTTATCAGATGGATATCCATAGTTACTTTCAATGAGTTGAATCTTATAATTGCGTTGAATACAAAATTGATCAAGATAATGATATAAACCAACTGGTAACTCATGTGTTACTCGATTAAATAATCGAATTTTTCCATCCCATATTTTATTCTTAAAGGCTGGCATCCAGCGATATCCGGGTACAAAAAAGCTAAAGTACTCATTTAGTTCCATTGCAATACCATTATTGCAATCAATAATTAAACTAACATTATTTGCTTTTTGTACTTTGAGTATTTCCATTAAGCTCCTGCCTCAAACTTTCTCCATTCAATCATATTACGTATTGTTTGGGATCGCCATTTAATATTTTCGAGTATTTCTTTTAAAGTGCTCACTGTCACTTTCCAATATTCAACTTTTTCTTCAGACTTTTGAATATCTAAATCTGAATCATAGAACTTATCCATATCAGTCTTGAGAATTTTTAGTCCATCGAATGGATCATATTTCCAACCTTTATCATCTATTGCCGCTGCATCCATCTTGCCGCCATAATATAACCACTTGTCTTTGAGTAAAATCTTTTGATCCAACTCTGCTCTTTTGAGTTGAATTTTGGCAAGTGAATATAATTTTAAGTATTTTGCGTGTAGATTGCTGGCTTTGCGTGATTCTTCATCAAGGTCAAGTTTATTAATTTGACTATCAGTTTCCCACTGACTCAGTACATTCTGTAGATCAATCAAGATTTACTCCATTTTATAGAATTTCAAAATATGTATAACGGAAATTTACTGGAAATGTAATTACTGGTGTTGATGATTCTGTTGTAGATTCAAATTGGATATTTCCAAGATCTGTTGGAAACGCATTTCGATAACGAATGGTTTTATTTAAATTATTTTTACTTGTTAAAATAGTGAGTGTAATATCAGCATATGTAGATCTTTCCGTTTCATCCTCATTTACGCCTACAATTGTATTATCTTTTATCCAATTAAAGATTTCAAGATAAGAATTCATATCTTCATCTAGTACAGCCTGGGTTGACAATTCTCCATATTGAAAAGTATCCGGTACCATCGGTGCTGATGTATATTGTCTAAATGGTGCTTCCGCAGCGTTTGTTGTAATACTTGGATGCGAAACAGCTTGAGCAAAATACTGAAAATTTCTATATGTGCTTTCAATTAAAATTCTAAAGCCAGTTGGTTGTAAAAAATTTATATTATCAGTTACCATAGCTTTTCCTAATATATTATACCACAAATCTATTTATATGTAAATAAACATAAAAAAGGGACGGCCGAATCTACTGATTCTTCTACTATGGCACAGAATGCCGCTGCTGCTATAAACATACTTATTCCTCTCCAATGAGATTTTTTCTAGTTATTAAATGCATAGTTTCGGAACCTAAATCTTTCGAAGTTCCGCCCATTTTCTTGGTAATAGTCTTATACAATTTTTCCCTACCACCCTTTTCATCTTTGACAGAACTGAATCCATATGTTTTAATGTGTGGATTTTTAGCTGCATGCTCTTTCATAATATTGTGAATGGCACCGAAAACCTTAGATGATTCAGAAGGAGTCATATCATTTGTCCGAGCATATCTTTGACCGCGATTAAATCCCTTTACCCTACTAAACGTAACTTCAGCATTATTAAGAGGGCCATTGCGCGTTTCTGAATCATGACGAATAACGACGTCAATGTCTTTATTTTCTTCCGTTGGATGTTTTATTTTATATAAATGGTAATGGCTAGTAGAATTTTCAGGAGTTACTCTGAAATGTTGATATGAAGAATCTCCAAGTTCTGTGATATATTGTATGAACGATCTCATTACTGTTCTCCTAAATCTACAGGAGTGCCATCATTCATATAGGCGATCCTGCTAACTAATCTCACTCCATGGCTATAATCGTAGTAGTATCTGCCATGAACAGTCGAATAAGGTTGAATCGGTTGACCATTCGATCTGTGCCAACCGTATATAGCCACTCTAGTGCTATTCGGGTCAATATCAATTACGTCTTTCTTATGACCAGCAATTAAGAGACCATCGGTTCTATCGTATCCTAGTTCTCTTAATTGTTGATCAATAAGTTGGTCATGCCTAACGAAATATGCCTTCGAGGTCATTTCTGGACCCGGAGGCATTGTTATAGGTGGTAATTGAATGTCGGCTTGTTCCCAGATAGCGTCCACCATT